GTGTATAGTTCGATACCTTCTTTATTTATAACTCCAAATTTTGGATTTTCTTTATCAGATCCATCAGAATTAGTTTCTTGGACTTTACAATAAGTTTTACCTGTTTTTGAGTTTGTTTCAGAAATAACTTTCATAACTTCACCTGGTCTAACAGACCATCTATCACCATTACCACCTGGCCATGGTTCTTCTTTGTTATACTCTAATCTTCCAAAGATTGCATCATTTGCAGATCCATGAGTAAGACATTTGTTAGCTTGTGTACATCTCCAAACGATTGGTCTACCAGCCATTAATTGTTGAACTCTTCTATCTGGTGTAAAAGAAAGATTTTCTCTATCTGTTATATCAATATAGTTTTGAGCTATACCTTCAACATCGGTTTTTTGTAATCTAAGTAACTCCTGAGCAATTCTATTTCTAGACATTTTCTTTAATATGTTAATTAATTTTGGTGAGAAAACCAAAATAGATTCATTAATCATATCAAAGATTTGCTTTTCAGTTAAAAAATTTTGATATTTTAAAATACTCATATTCATTTTTATTTTTTTTTAGTATATATTAATTTTTTTTCTTTAAAAAATAAAATATATACATTATGAAGAGAAAATTATCTAAAATAATTAAAATTTTAGGAGTAGGGTTGACAGAACTAGTTATTGATATAGAAACTAGTGTTGCTGTTTTTAATTCTATTGAATGGTCTAAATCAGAGAATAAGATTTGGTTGCATATTTTTCATGATGATGATGATATACAATTAAGTTTCGACTTTGATGATTTAGATGAATTGGATAAATATATCGTTTTCACATTATTATCTTCTATTGCCTATAACTAAATTTTATTTTGATTTCTTAGTTTCTCCATGTATGCCTTTAAATCTTCCCAAGAAACATTTCCAGGATTCATAGATATCATGTCTGGATTTCCTTTTGGTTTTTCCTCTTTTTTCTTTAATTCATTGTTTTTTATGAGTTCTTCATATTTAGTTTCACATTCTTTTAATATAAATCCTAAATAACCATCTATACCTTTTTCTCTCAATTTTTGACTATCAAAGTCAACAACAAACTCTTCAAAATTATCTCCCAAATAAACACCTATTAATTTATCAACTATGTAGTAGTCATTATAAAATCTTATATTACCAATTTTACCCTGAGCATAAATTGTTGTTTTATAGTTAGAATTATAAGTTATTGAAAACTTATCTTTATCATTAAAAACTCTTTTACCATTTTTATCTAATGTTGATACATAACCTAGATTAGATTGGAAATATTTAGACTTTTTAATTTCTGAAATAATCCCCATATTTGTTACAATATTTACTTCCATAGATTTATTTATTAAAAGATTATTTTTTCCTCAAAAAAAATAACCTCAATTTGAGGTTATTTTTTAATCTTTATTAATAAGTAATTTTTCACTATCATCTCCATATCTATCATCGAAATCACTTTTCAAAAACTCTAAAAACTCCAATAGATTCATCTTTTCACCACTTTCTTCTTGAACTTGAACATTTCCTTCTTCTTGTCCTTGAGCAGGATCTTTACTTTTATTAACAGAAAACATAAATTCCCCCTCTTCTCTATCTATATTAACTGAATACCTAGTTTCTCCAACTAGATCAACATCATTTAAATATTTTTTAAATTTTATATCTAATTTTTTAATATCATCTTCAGAAAAACTTTCTCCTTTAGCCAATCCTTCTTTTATATTAATAAATATAATTATTGTATAAGAAGCCTCATCATCCGAATATTTAATTGTCAATGAATCATCTGTTTGTGAGTAAAGAGAAATTTCAGAACTATCTTTAGTTACACCTAAATCACTTAATTTTTTAACACCTTTTTTATTTTTCTTAGCGTCTTCAATAGAAATGAATTCATCATCACTTTCACTTTCTTCTTCTTCAAATAAATCATCAAAAGCCTTTTGTATTTGCTTTAATTTATTCTTAATATAACTTTGAGGAGTGTCACTTAACTCTTCTTTTATAAACTCGATATATTTCAATATTTTATTCTTCATAATGTATATATTAATTTTTTTTTCTTTAAAATGTGAAAACGAAGGAATATATTTCCATATATAATTATATAAACTTAATGGTTATATTAATGTATAACTTAATAAGTTAAAAAAAATAATTAAAATAATATTATGAGTATATTAGGAAAATTGAAAAATAAGTATTCTCATGTGGATGAAGAAATATCCATAGAAGATTACCTAAAAAAATGTAAAAAAGATAAATCTCTATATTGGAATGTTTATGATAGAATACTTGATAGTATTGGTGAGCCTGAAACTATAGAAACCAAATATGATGAAAGACTGAGTAGGATATATTCAAACAAGATAGTAAAAAGATATCCAGCATTTTCTGAATTTTTTGGAATGGAAGATTCCATAGAACAAATAGTTTCTTTCTTTAAACACGCTGCTCAAGGTCTTGAGGAAAAGAAACAGATATTATATCTATTAGGACCTGTTGGTGGTGGTAAATCTTCATTAGCTGAAAGATTAAAAAAATTAATAGATGGTACAACTATCTATGTTCTAAAATATAAAGATGAAATCTCTCCTGTTTTTGAAAGCCCATTAGGTCTTTTTTCATCAATTAAAGATGATCTTAATGAAGAATATGGAATACCATCTAGATATGTACCAAGTTGTCCATCACCTTGGGCTACTAAAAGATTAGAGAAAGATGGTGGAGATCTTACCAACTTTAGTGTTGTTAAGATGGTTTGTTCTATAAATTCGCAGGTTGCTATATCTAAAGTTGAACCAGGTGATGAGAATACAAGTGATATTAGTTCACTTGTAGGTAAAGTAGATATCAGAAAATTAGCTGAGTTTCCACAAAATGATGCCGATGCTTATAACTATTCAGGATCTCTTTGTCGTTCAAACCAAGGTATGATGGAGTTCGTAGAGATGTTTAAAGCTCCTATTAAAGTTCTTCACCCATTATTAACAGCTACTCAAGAAGGTAACTTTAATGGAACTGAAAACTTACCAGCTATCCCTTTTCAGGGAATTATCTTAGCTCACTCAAATGAGTCTGAATGGGAAACTTTCTCAAACGATAAGAAAAATGAAGCTTTCTTAGACCGTGTTTACATCGTTCGCGTACCTTACTGTTTAAGAGTTGATGAAGAAGTTGAAATTTATGAAAAATTGTTGAAACATTCTTCACTTTCAGAAGCCCCATGTGCTCCACAAACATTAGATTTATTGGCTAAGTTTTGTGTTATGACGAGATTGAAAAATCCAGAAAACTCAAACTTATATTCTAAAATGAGAGTTTATAATGGTGAATCTTTGAAAGAATCTGATCCAAAAGCTAAATCATTACAAGAATATAAAGACTTTGCTGGTATCACAGAAGGAATGAATGGTATCTCTACTCGTTTTGCATTTAAAGTTCTTTCTAAAGTTTTTAATCATGACACTGAAGAAGTTGCTGCTAATCCAGTTCACCTTTTCTATGTACTTGAACAGGAGATTGTTAAATTACAATTGCCAAAAGAAACTGAAGATTATTACTTAAACATCTTAAAGTCTAAAATCAGTACTAAATATGCTGAGTTTATTGGAGATGAAATTCAAAAAGCGTATGTTGATTCTTATAATGAATATGGACAAAACTTATTTGAAAGATATATTACTTATGCTGACCACTGGTGTCAAGATAATGATTTTAGAGATCCAGAAACAGGACAACAATTTGATAGAGTAGCTCTTAATGATGAGTTAGAGAAAATTGAAAAACCAGCTGGTATTGCTAATCCTAAAGACTTTAGAAATGATGTAGTTCAATTCTATTTAAGACACAGAGCTAAGAATGGTGAATCACCAACTTGGGATTCTTATGAAAAAATTAGAAACGTTATTGAGAAGAGAATTTTCTCTAAAACTGAGGATATTATTCCAGTTATTTCATTTACTTCTAAAGCTTCTAAAGATGAAGAAAAGAAACATTCTGAGTTCATCAACAGAATGGTTGAAAGAGGTTACACTAATAAACAAATTAAGTTATTAACAGACTGGTACTTACGTGTTAGGAAGAGCAATTAATTAGAATTAGAAAAATTAAAAAAATATTTAAATAGATGTCAGTAAATATAGTAGATAGAAGAAATAGTCCCAAAGGTAAATCTTCTGAAAACAGACAAAGACTACTTAAAAGGGTGGAGGGTCAAATTAAAAAGGCCCTTCCAGACATCGTTAAAAATACCAATGTTAAAGATTTAACATCTTCTAAAGAAAAAGTAAATATTCCAATTAAAGGAATTAATGAACCACAATTTGGATATGATAAGGAAACTGGTGATAAAAAATGGGTTCATCCTGGGAATAAAGAATATACTGAAGGAGATCTTATTAAAAAACCAAAAGGTGGTAGTGGTAAGGGAAGTGGTCAAAAAGGATCAAATGATCCATCAACCTCTGAAGATGAATTTACCATCTCAATAAGTAGAGAAGAATTCCTAGATTACTTTTTTTCAGATTTAGAACTTCCAGATTTAGTTAAAAAACATTTAAACTCTTTAGTTGATTTTAAACAAAAAAGAGCTGGTTATTCTAATTATGGAAATCCTAGTAGATTAAATATAACAAAATCCTATAAAAATTCAATGGCTCGTAGAATGGCATTGGGTATGTATTTTGAAAAAAAGATTAAAGATATAGAGGATAAATTAAAAGGTAATTTAACAGATGATGAAAGAATTTTATTAGAAGCTGAATTGGATAAACTTAAAAAGATGAAAATAGGTGTTTCATTTATGGAAGAAGTCGATCTTCAATATAATAACTTTGAACAAGTTGCTATTCCAATAACATCAGCCGTTATGTTTTGTGTGATGGATGTATCAGGTTCTATGGGAGAAAAAGAGAAAGATTTAGGAAAACGATTTTTCATGTTACTTTATATGTTTCTCACTAAACAATATGAAAGAATAGAACTAGTATTTATAAGACACCATACTTCAGCAAAAGAAGTTACTGAAGAAGAATTCTTTAACTCAAAAGAAAGTGGAGGAACAGTTGTAGTTTCAGCATTAGAATTAATGGCTAAAATTATAAGAGAAAGATATTCAGAGAATTGGAACATATATGCTGCTCAAGCATCAGATGGTGATGTTTGGGATAAATCAGATGCTGAAGATTGTTATAAAATACTAGACTTAGATATTTTAAATAAAATTCAATATATGATTTATATAGAAATATGTAGAACTGTGGATGGCGATCTTTGGAACAACTATAAAGTTCTTTCTAATAAAAGAAGAAACTTTGAAATTGGTAAAATTAACGAAGTTAGTGAAATCTGGAAAGTATTTCAAGATTTCTTTAAAAAGAAAACAGCATTATAAAACCTCATTAAATTGAGGTTTTTTATTTTTTAATAATTATTTAAAAAAGTGTAAAGAAGTGTAAAAGAGGAGAAATTATTTTAATATATACATTATGGAAAAAACAATTAAAATCAGCAAAGAAACACACAAAATATTAAAAGAGTTGTGCAAAGAAAAGTGTATAAAGATGAATCCATTAGTAGAAAAATTAATAATTGAATATGTTAAAAAAAACTCAAAATAACTATTATGTTTATTGTTATATGGATCCTAGAAAACCAGGAAAATATTCATATGATGGTTTAGATATATGCTTTCTATGGGAACCATTTTATATAGGATGCGGTAAAAATGATAGGATAAAAGAACATTTATCTAATTATGAATTAAATAATGAAAAGAGAATAAATCACAATAGAATTAAAAATAAAAAAATTAAAGATATTTTATTAGAAAATTTAACCCCCATTATTGTGGTATTAAATAATTTTATAGAAAAGGATCTTTCTAGAAAAATAGAAGTAAATCTAATTGATAAAATTGGAAGAATTGTTAAGAAAGATGGACCTCTTTCAAACATATCAGATGGTGGAGATGGTGGAGATAATATGAAATATTTAGACCCTGATAGAAAAAAAGAAATATATAAAAATCTATCAGATTTATTTAAAAATAGAAAATATGAATATAAAGATGGAAAAGAAGTTCATCAATATTCAATAGAAGGTGAATATATAAATACTTTTAGATCTATTTCTATGGCTAGTAAAGAATTAAAAATTCACAAATACACAATAATCTGTTGTATTAATGGAAAAGGATATAAATCCGCTGGGGGATTTATATTCAAAGATTATAAATTGGTTAAAATAGATCCTGTTAAAAATATATCACGTAAAAAAGTATTACAACTTGATAAAAACAATAATATAATTGCTGAATATAACTCATTAACAGAAGCATCCGAAAAAACAGGAACAAGAATTTCTGGAATAAGCTCCTGTTGTAATGGGAGATATAAATACTCTAATGATTTTATTTGGAGATATAAAATAGATTAAAAAATTAAATGGATAAAGAAAAAGTTAAAGAGATATTATCTAAACCAGATTGGAATGAAAATACAATAGAGATTTTTTCAGAGATAATAGACAGAATTACTATAGAATATTTAGGATTAACTACATATCCAAATCAATTTGAAATTGTATCCTCTGAACAATTACTAGATGCTTACGCATTGATTGGTTTGCCAATTTCTTATAACCACTGGAAATTCGGTAAGGAGTTTGTTATGAATAATAATAACTATAAAAAAGGAAGAATGGGACTTAGCTATGAGATGGTAATTAATAGCTCGCCCTGTATATCTTTTAACTTAGAAGATAATAATACTTGCTTAATGACCTTAGTGTACGCCCATGTACAAGGACACAACTCATTTTTTAAAAATAACTATCTTTTTAAACAATGGACACACGCTGATTCAATCATTGATTATATGGTTTTTGCTAAAGAGTTTGTAGCTAAGTGTGAAGAAAAATATGGATATGAAGAAGTTGAATTGGTTTTAGATGCTTGTCATGCTTTAATGAATTACGGTGTTGATAAATATAAGAAACCTAGAAAGTTGAGTCCAGGTGAAGAAGGTGAGAGACTTAAAAAGAAATTAGAAGATGATAGAATTTTACTTAATGATCTTTGGAGAACTATACCAAAAGATGAGAAAGAAAAGTTAAAGGAGAAAAAATTCCCTGAATCACCTGAGGAAAACATTCTTTATTTTATTGAGAAAAACTCACCAAAATTAAGAGGATGGCAAAGAGAAATTGTTAGAATTGTTAGAAAAACATCTCAATACTTTTACCCACAAGGACAAACCAAGGTCACTAACGAAGGTTGTGCCACGTTCACCCACTATGAAATAATTAATAAGATGTATGATGAGGGTTATTTGAGTGATGGATTTATGCAAGAGTTCTTTCATCATCATTCGAATGTTATTTTTCAACCAGGATTTGACTCTAAATTCTACTCTGGATTGAATCCATATACATTAGGGTTTAATATCTTTCAAGATTTAAAAAGAATGTCTTTAAACCCAACAAAAGAAGATTTAGAGTGGTTCCCTAAGATTGCTGGTAAAGGTAATTGGGTTGAAAACTTTAATTATATTGTTGAGAATTTCAAAGATGAAACATTTATATTACAATATCTTTCACCAAAGGTTATTAGGGATATGAAATTATTTGAGATTGATGATAAGATGTCTGCCAATTATTATGAGGTTAGTTCTATTCATAATGAGACTGGTTATAAAAAGATTAGAAAATCTTTATCAGAATTTTATAATAGAAGTAGATATGTTCCTGATATTCAAGTATCTGAAGTAGATATATTTGGTGATAGAACTCTTACATTAGAATATACACCAATTGATAATAAGGGATTAGAATTTAATGAAGCTAAAAAAGTTTTACCATATATTGAATACTTATGGGGATTTCCAGTTAGAGTTACAGAGGGTGGTAAAGAAATAATTAATACAAAAAAAGTCAGTATATAACTGACTTTTTTATTTTAATATAGTATCTATTCGTGAGTTTCTCCAATCTTCTAAGGACTGGAAATCTGCTAAGTAGGCCTGAATTGTTTTATATGGTGTTAGAACATTTCAATTATTTTATTATCAAATAATATCAAATTATATCAAATATTTCAATTTTGTTTAATAATCAAATGTATGGAATTTATATACCAAAAAATACTTTAAAGACTATATAAATACAACCTATTTGAAAGATCATTTTATTTTAAGATGGTTCAATTTTAAAAAATATTTTAGTATATTTGTAGTATGAATAGAATAGGATATTGCTGTATAAATATATCTCTAAATGATGGTAAAAAAAAGAAAGATTTTATTACCGTTAACAGAGGAATGACCAAAAAAACTTTTGAGACAAGGGGTTTAGAATATGTGACTGAGTTAGCACTCCTTAACATAGATGATATGTTTAAAATAATAAAGTGGAATAAAGAGAATGATATATTTGTTTATAGAATGTCTAGTGATATACTTCCTTGTATCGGATTCTATAAATTAGAAGATCTTCCAAAGTTCGATTTAATATCCAAAAAGTTAAAAGAAATAGGTGACTACGCAAAAAGTGTAGATATGAGATTATCATTTCACCCTACACACTTTTGTATACCTGCTAGTGAAAATACAGTTGTTGTTAAAAATGCAATTGATGAATTAGATAAACATGCTCAAATAATGGATTTGATGGGATTAGATCAAACTCATTACTATCCCATAAACATCCACGTCAATACTACAAAACCCACACGGGAAGAGGCTGCTAAAAGATTTTGTGAGCAATTTTGGAATTTGAGTGAGTCTTGTAGAAAAAGATTAGTAGTTGAAAATGATGATGGTCCAAACCAATATTCAACTAAAATGTTATATGATTTAGTTTATACTGAGATTGGAGTTCCAATAACACATGATTTCCACCATCATAATTATGGTCCTCAAGATCTTTCAGCAGAAGATGCTCTAAGACTAGCACTTTCAACATGGGGAGATATGACTCCAATGACTCATATGAGTTCACCAAAAACATTAGAAGATACATCAGGTAAAAATACAGCACATGCAGATTACATTTATGAAGAAATTAAAACATATGGTCTCCATTTTGATACTGAGTTGGAGTGTAAGATGAAAGATTTAGCATTGATAAGATATAGAACCCAGTATCAATTAATCAAAGGTTAATATGTATTAATTAATTTTTATATATACACTATGTATGTATATAAAGTTAAAAGATTAAACTTGGTGGTTGATGGAGATACTATTGAGTGTGAGATTGATTTAGGATTTGATATTTCAATAACTCAAAGAATTAGATTGGCTGGAATTGATACTCCAGAATCAAAGACAAAAGATCTAAATGAAAAAAAATGGGGTTTAGAAGCCAAAGATTTCTTAAAAAAGAAATTATCTGAGTGTAAAGGTAACCTAGTTATCAAGACTGAGAAAATTAATTCTAAAGAAAAATATGGTAGAATACTAGGTTGGTTATTTGAAGATGGTAAAGAAATATCCTTCAATCAAATAATGATAGATGAAGGATATGCTTGGTCTTATTTAGGTGAGAAAAAAGTTAAAGATTTTTCTATTTTAGAATCAAAAAGAAAGAAATTAGGATAATTCTGGATAATTTGTTCTTACATTATCATTAATTCTAATTGATTCACCATATTCATTAATTCTAACAAACACTAATTCACATTTTAGTGCCAATACTTCTTTTTCAGTATCAACTGAATGTGTTCTTATTTCAGCATTTAAAGTAATTGATGTATTACCAATTTTTTTAATACCTACATATGTTTTATAGATTTGGTTTGGTTTAACTTCACTAATAAACTCAATATTCATAGTTTTAGTTACAATCCAAGGAGTATCACAAACTTCTGCAGCGAAAACAGCACAAACAGAATCAATTTCAGATACTAAGTCTCCGCCAAACATTCTCCCATGTATACCTACTTCTTTTCCTTTACAGAATTGACTATTTCTACATATTAATTCACCATTTCTTAGTAAATTTCTATTAAAATCTCTTTGTTTCATAATCCTAATTCATTTAATTTATTATCTCTTAAAATAGTTTTTAATTCTGATATAATTCTTGATGCTGATCCTCTATCATTTGGGTAATCTTTCATATCTGTCATACTTGGTCGATAAACCAAAGTGGTATCATCAAACTTACTCTTAAATGTAAAAATTGGACCAAAAGTTACTTCACTCAATTCCATTTCTATATCAAAATATTTTTCAAACTTTGATAGTTCTTCAGCGAATAAACTATTGCTCATATCTTTTATTTTTATCCTTTACTAATTCTGAATAACTCATAACATCAATATTATTATCTCTTAAATATTTTATACCATAAGTATCTCTATAACAATTTAAATAAATTACCTTTTTTATCGGATATTTTAAAATTTCCTTTGAACAATTTAAACATGGTGATAATGTACATAATAAGATATAATCACCATTTATATCATAATTTTTAAACTTATTTAGAGAATTTATTTCAGCATGAATACAACCACATTTACCAGATCCAATGTCTTTACATCCATTTTCCTCACCTGGAAGAGATCCATTATAACCAATTGATGATATATTTTCTAAATTTGATGGGACAACTAAACATCCAACTTGTCTTCGGATACAAGTAGATCTATTTGATATATTATTAGCCATTTTCATAAAAGAATATAATAGTGATATTCTTTGAAATGTTCCAAATTTATTTTCATAATCTTCTATTATTGGTTCTATAAAATCATCATATATGTCACTTTTCTGAACTATTTTATATTCTATATTTAAAGATTTTAAATATGGTATGGCAGCCTCCATCTTTAATATATCTCTACGAGTTATTCTACCCTTTATTTCTTCTATAACAGTTAAACCATCATTATATTTAACTAATAAATCTGGTGTATAAATATGTTCTTTATTATCTTCACCTGTATATTTTATTTTTATATTATTTTTTGACCATTCCATAACATTATCATCTAAATCTAATTGTTTCATTCTAGATAATTCATACGAACTATCAAACCATTTTTTATTATTATCTCTCATAGAAATATAATATCCCTTTTTATATTTACTATTTGTATTGAAATTTATTCTATCTTCATTATAATCTAACTTATAACAATCTCTCGAACAATATTTTCTTTCCTTTTGCTTTTCATAAATACTGAAAACTTTAGAACATTTTTTATATTTACATATAATGTCTATCTTTATTACTGAGTGATTTTTATCATAACAATCTCTATTACAAAAATAGTCACCTTCAGTATATCTTTTTATATAATCTTCTTTATTACAAGTTTTACATATAACCAATTTATAATTATCACTTCTTTTAGTTCCAATACTTAGAGAAGATGTGTGTTTATATCTACATTCATTACTACAAGTTAATTTTCTACAATTCTTAGTTGAAAAATTTGAATTACAAACAATACAATTTTTAATTCTATTTTTTCTTAATTTAT